AGTAGAAACGGACGAAGCAGTTGACACAGCAGCGCCTGGTAACGGTTCGTAGGTCACTACATTGATCTGTCCGTTTCCATCATCTCGCAGATATGCAACAGAGTATGGAGAAGAGAACGAGGCTTTCGCTGCATCGAAATGCAAGAATCCGTTTGAAGTTATGGTTTCGGGTTCTATTGGATTTGAGAAATCGGTGGTATAGTTTGCATCAACTCCGTAGTTCGGAGAGATGCGCTTCTCTAGGGAGATTACAGTTCCACTCGCCTCCACACTAGTGTCAGACGAGTCAATGTTAGAAGACAGTTTGGACGCCAATAAGTTTCCACCAAACTTGCCAAGATTGCCGTTGACATACGAATTTGCCGCATTCTTTACCACTTGCTTTACTTCGTTTGGAGTCTTGGTAGTCTTTGTTGGATTCATCTTTACGGTAGTTTCAAATTTCAGATAGGTGTAGTCAGGATCTACAATCTCTGGCGTTACTCCAACGATATTGAACTTTTTCAAGATACCTGTCTTGATTGCTTCTTTCTCTTGGTTTGTGAGACTTGTTCCCCGTGTAGGTTTAATGGAGATGAAAACCTTTCCGTAAACAGGAGGTGTATTGTCTTCTCCTCCCCACACATAGATGCTATCTGCGAATGGATAGTCTCTGGCAAGCATGAAACTATAGTCTTCCACAGTAACTGCGCGATCTTGCGCTTGGAATCCTCTAGGAGCATAGTATTTGATAGACTCAATACCTTCTCTCTCAGATCCTCCTAATGCGGGATCAATAGTGACTACATCGGGATCAGCAAAATCGCTAGCCTCTAAACTAAAGGACTGCAACGATTCTGTATCAGTTGCACCTATGCCGTTCGCTTCTGTTGGATCGGCAGAAGTAACCAAGTATTCCAATACGACAATGTTTCCGTTTTGCAATCCTTTGCCTGCAATATCGTCGCCGAAGTACACTTCGTATTTGGTATTTTCGGTTTCCTGTACAAAGTACACCTTGCTAGTAGGACCAAGTTGTAGAGGATCAGAAACAAGAGTCCAGTACTCGTCATATCCTTCTATGTTTGTCACCGAAGCCTGTACTCTTACCTTGAGTGTGCTTAGATCAATATTCGATTCGGGAATGACAAATCGCTGAGCAGGAGAATTGGTTCTGTCCACCACAAATGTAGATACTGCCGGCCTACCTTCCACGATAGTTACTTCGGGTATCCAGTACTCTTGAACGATTCCATTCTCATCATACGATTTAGGTTCAAACTTGTAAGTGTCGATAGTTCTGAAAGAGAAACTAACTCCACCTCCAGTTGCCAAGAATGTGCTATATCTTGGCAAAAACTCACTCGCAACTCCACCATCTCCATCTGCTGATACAGTTACAGAAACCTGCGCTCTCGCGCCTTTGTTTGAGGTTGGTGTATACCCTAGTAGTTTTGAATGCGAAACCACAGAGTCTCGGACAGTTGCAGTATCCAAGAACATTTCGTTTGCAACCATGTTGCTATAGTAGTTGATGTAGTGCGTGTTGTATGCAAGCAAATCCAACAAGATACTCAACCCCGATCCCTCGAAGTTGTAATCTTTAAACTTGTCCTGAGAACTCAGGAATCGCTTCAGATTGTTTTTGATCTCGTAGAACTCTAGTCCGTCTACTGCAATCTTGTTGTTTGCATCTGCCATTAGCGAAGCCTCTCTAGGTAAAACTGCGTTTCAGATACCTTTGATGTGTTTCTGATCTGAAATCGAATGGTTACGATGAACCTGTTACGGTCGGGATCACCTTCAACGATCACATCTTGAAGCACTACACGAGGTTCGTATGACAATATGGCATCACGAATACCCTTTTCCAAGCGAATCACAGTTAGATCTGTGAACGGTTCAAACAACATAGCAGTAACATTGCCTTTCAGTTCAGGCAAAAAGGGTCTTTCGTATGTATTCGTCAGGATGATATTTTTGAGTGATCGCTTGATTGCACTTTCATCCTGTAGAACATTCACATCCCGTGTCACGGGATTTTTGGCAAAGTTCAAATCAAGGTCTGTGAACTTGTTTTGCGGGGTGCTTGCCATGTGTTCTCCTATTCATGTATGTATTAGCCAGAACACACATCAATCAAATATCGGATCTCCTTCACCTTCGCCGAAATCCATTGCGGGTGGACTTGGAGTTGGTGTTGGTGTTGGAGTGTACCATTCTGAATCAGAAGGCACTACTCCATCATCGCCTCCGCCTTCACTTTCGTTGAAATATCCACCATCTAGAGATACCTCTCCATCAGGAGTGGGGGTGATTAACATAGCAAGTCTTTGCTGTTCATAGCCAACTGACATGGTTCTTGCGTCTAGTTCCAACAACTTGGCTTGGATCATGGCAGTAGTAGCAGCATCTATAGGAGGCGGAGTTGGAGTTGGAGTTCCTGTTACTATTCCTTGTAAAATCAATTCATCAGAAACTGGTTCAAAGAACATCTCTTTCTCTTTGGTTTGCGAGTCATATGCTCTTTGTTTGCCAGATTCAGTTTGTGCAGCAGATGCGGCAGCGGCCGCTCTTTCTTCTTTGTCTCGCTCAATGTCAATCGCCGTTATTGCATCTCGGAGATTGTCGCTACCCGTGAACTCTTCAAGTATGGCGCGCATGATACAGTTTCCTCTTCCATCACCGTTCACCATTGCTGCCAAGAACTGTCCAAGTGTAAACTTCTGAATGTATGCTTGAGCCAAAGAAAACTGTGATAGATCAAGCGAAATGATGTAGTTCAGGTATTCAAAGAAACCTGCCAGATCAGACAGCATCTGATCCAGTTTGTCAAAGAACTCATCAACTCCCATACCACCGAAAAGAGCAATGATATCGTCTAAAGTAAATGGCAGAGAACCTGCAATCAAGTCTAGGATGCTGCGAAGCATATATCCCAATGAATCAGGAATGCACAGCAGATTTTTCATCTGCTCAATGATGATTGGTCCTTGAATTGTGGAGTTAAAGAATTTAGTAAAGTTGTCTTGATCCGTTCCTTCCATTTGTTGTTTGGCAGAATCGAATGCGCTTGCTATGCCCATCGTTCTCTGAAATGTCACAGGATCGCCTACACCGCTTTGTGCGTCAGTATGCGATTTGAAAGAACTCATTTGTTCTTGTTGACTTGTCAGATTATCTGTAAAGGTTGGTTGAGAACCAAAGGCACTTTGTGGTCCAAACTGTAGGGTTCTCAGTTTGCTGAGAAGATCAGTACCTCCTACATTCTCGATTCTATCGTAGAAATGCGCTTGCTGAGGAGTAACATCCTGTGATCCCGAAGTGCCATCATATGCCCACGGTGGAATAGCACTTGCCAGAGTCTTTAGGTCTTCAGAACACAACAGCCATTGCAGTACTCCCAATGCAGAAGCGTTCTCAAATATCTGTCCCTTCATTACCTTGTCAATGAGGGATTTAGTTGCATTGGAAAGTCTATCAGCATTCGGAAGACATTTACCAATTGCTCGATTGGTTAGTTCTTTGGTTCTTTCAATTCCCTCTGCCATGTGTTACCCCGCAAAGACATTTCCGCTGCCTGTTTGATTGCGCGATCCGCATGATACAGCATCTCCAATGCGAGCAAGTGGAAGACCGTTTGCAAAAACGGTTCCTGATCCGCTGGCTTGTGTTGCACCATGGCACGACGGACCGCAGCAATGTGTCTGCCACGGATCACCAACCCGATGTACACCAATGCTGTTTGCAAACACATCACCTGACGCGCCTGCATTTGGTCTTGAACCATAGCACCCGTGTCCTGTACATAAGTCTCCGAGTCTATGTACTGGCATTCCCATGTTAGTTTAGTTGGATGGTTGCACCGCGAATGATGGTATCTGCTTTGCTTGTGAAACGATGATACTGGCCAGACTTCAACGCGGTGTAAAGTCCAGTTGTCATGTCTCTGAATCCTCCGCAGGATTCTAGGATATTCTTGGTTGCTTCCAAGATATAAGTCTTGTTTGTCTTGATATGGGTATCTCCGCCAGAATGCGAGAATCGTTTCTTACCGATTCGTTCTGTCATGTTTCCTGTGACATCTAGCGTATAGTTTCCGTTCACATATGCGTTGTAGTCTCCGTCATGCAGGGTCAGATTCACGCTGCCTTGCATGACTTCCACATTTACATTTGCTCCTTGGCCAACCTGTACATCAAAGTTTTTGCCATTTTCTTGATCCGTATTTTGCAGAATGCGAAGTGCTTTGTCTATAGTGACATAAGTGTTGCCGTCTATCTGCACATGGTTGTCTTTTAGAATCACCGTGTAGTTGTCGCGCACTATGCGTTCAACTTTGCTTCCATCAGGAAACACCTCGTAGTTGGTTCCGCTTCTGTGATACTCTGAAATGCGCTCTGCATCAGGTGTATCATCGCATTCCCATGTGTGTCCTGATTCCGACTCACGCACATGATTGTACGGATACTGTGCTGCGTATTCAGTTTTCCGTTCGTCCCATGTTGGTCCGTCAGGACTCTTGGTTCTCACCGAGCCACCAACCGCAGGATCGGCGGCAGGAACACTCTTGTTACGCGATGGCTGTAGTGCGGTAGGAATCTTTTCTTTGGCAGTTCTTCTCTTTAGCCCGATGATGGTTTCATCTGTTTTGCATCCTCTGGCAAGTCTGTTTGTGTCTTGTTCGTTTAGTCTTGCTTGATGAGGGCCATCTCCAATATGCTTTGGATATGTTTTACCCTCAGTCGTATTTTCTAGAATTGCACCGCTTCCATCCACAGGATACTGCTGAACCCTGAACTCATCTTTGGGAATGTCCTTCAACTCGCAGATTGTGCGTGGATCGTTGAATCCTTTTTGATTGTTTGCTTTTTCTTCAGGAATGCCACCCATGCTTCCAAAGATCACAGGTTCTTGAGCGTTTGCTCCATCTCGAAAGAATCCAATCACCCATGATCCAGGCACCAATCCAGTTGGAGATTGACCTATACCGCTGATTGCTGCACTAGTGATGGGTTGAATAGGATATGCCCATGGCAATTTGTCAGTAGGAATGTCTTTCTTGTCGCTTGTGTGAAATCCTAGAATACGAACTCTGCACCGACCAAGTTGTAGCGGATCAAGGTTGTCTTCGACAACTCCCTGCCACCAAATGAAGGAATGTCCAACAAAGTCACGGTGCAGGATGTCCATTATGGTTTGCTCCTAGGCTGTCCGCGCTTAATGTAACTCATCTCTCCCGTTTGAGGATTGTGTACGATGATATGTCGTCCTGGCGACTTGTATGAGTAATCTCTAATGGCATTTCCAGTAGGAGTTTCCAAATCTACAAATCGTTTCCATCTGGCTTGTGGAGTCTTTGCTCCGTGAATGCATTTATGGAATGTGTCGGTGTCTACATCGAACACTTTACATCCTGCAAAGGTTCCTTGAACTACTGGTGGGCCCTCCGGCTGAACACCTTGAATGTTGCCCGCACCGAGACTGTTTATTGGGGTTTCTTCGCTCATGGTATCTCCTGCCTGATTATGTAGATCGTGATGCTCTAAGGATGCCGACTATTTCTCTGTTGAGGGGTATCTGTACCAAGTCTGCTTCAGGAATACGCTTTGGCAGCGTTCCTATATGCACCATGAAAGTCTTAACTTCAGAATGGAGATCAGGTTCCACCTTGAAAAACAGGAGCCGTGCGGCCCCTGTAATACCAAACACATTACTGAGTACAATGAAATGGTTCGTTAGCAGTTGATCTCTGAGTTCGCCAGATTTCTTGTATCGTCTTAGCAGGCGTTTGATGTATTTGATTCTGCTCAGGTCTTCAATGAACTCACGCATACCAACGCACGATGGGTTGGTATACGCAGTCATGGCATACTGCATGAAATTGGACTCGTTCAATAGAGCAACTTCCATAGCAAAACCGCATGGCATTACACGCCTTTGCGTACTTGTCTTTCAAAGTTCAACAGGTCTTGATTGGTGAATACTGTTCCTGACTTCTGACCAACGGCAGAAGCAGAGGCCTTGAGAATGGATACAACTTCGTCTGACGATTTGGCAGAAGCAATCTGTGTTCTAGTTGGTTCCACCGCTGCTTGCAAATCCAATGGTAGTGGATTTGGTTCATTCGCGTGCATCTGTTGTAAGATGCCTGCAATATCTTTGGCAAACTGATCTTGATTTGAAAATGGTGTAGGATTCATGCTGTCCTTTCTTACGGTGCAGGTCCACTCAATAACAATGCTGAGACTTCGGTTGGTATTCCGCTCTGAATCAGCGAATAGTTCTTACACAGATTTTGCTGTGCTGCTTTCCAGTCTGATTCTTTGCCTGTGCTTGCTGCTTTCAGAAATAGATTGGCAAACTCAAGATACGCTCTATTGAATTTGACCATGTGATCGTCTGCTATTGCTTCTTCTGCTTCATTCTTTCCGAATGTCAGGTTTCTAACCATCGGATCAACATACTGCTTTGATCTCAATAGTCTAATGGGAAGATCACGCTTGCTGCACGGCACAGATGCCATGTAATTTATGCTTGCAAGCACTCCAGCCACTTCTTTCAGAGATTGAAGTTGCAGCATCCACGGTTTAATCAGAGATTCATATTGGTTTTCTCCTCCTGTCCCGCTGCCCCCAGCATTACTTTCCACTTCTATAATATCATCTGCTCGTTCAGTATCGTCACTTCTGCGAGCCTTGACTCGTCTACTAACGATTCCTCGTAGTTGTCCCTTTAGTGCATTCCATGCGCCAGGATACATGGAAAGCATAGTTTCCAATGTTCCGTATCCACCCTCGGCGCTATTTCCTTCAGGATCGGTTTCTACCGCATAGTAGATGCCATCTTGTTCATCTAGCCAGAACTGTACAAGCGATCCATATGGAGTTTCGATGTGCCCGACTTCTACAAGACTTTCTGGCGTGTGTTCTACGCTTTCTTTTACGCTCATTGCTCTGCGAAGTTCTTTGAACAGGGACTCTGCATCTGATTTGGAAACTCCTTCAGGAATTCCACCCATGAATGCTTTCAGATTGTTTTCTGCGGCAGCAGCACGCATCTTGCTTGCAGACATACCAACAACGCCTTCAGCATCAGGATCGCGCTCACCCGCGCTTACAACTTCAAACTTAAAAGTGTATCGTTTGTTAGGGTCTTTGTGTGTGAGATATGGCTTGATTGACTGTTTCATCTCTTC